TGTGTAAAGACATAGAAACATTAGTAGATAAATATATTCTAAAGGAAAATGAATAATGAGTGGCTGGATTGCAGAAAGAAATTTTAGAATAGAGGCTAAAAACAAAGGGTACTTAGTAACTAAATCAACTGATCAGGAGGATATGTTTAAACATATAGACTTCTTCTTAGAGAAAGACGGTAAAAATATTTCAGTAGATGTAAAGGCACGTAAGAGAGCAACGAGAGCTAGTTGGGATTTTGATGATGAGTACACATGGGTAGAGTTTCAAAACGTCAGAGGCCACAGAGGTTGGCTCTATGGTGACGCAAACTATATTGTGTTTGAAAGAAAAGATGATTACATATTTATAGACAGAGAAAGACTGCTAAAATTTTCACTTGATGCTGTGAATGATATATATGTGGACAGTCCAAGAGAAGCTATCTATAAAAAATACCAAAGGTATCAACGAGATGATGTAGTTAGCAGAATAAAATTAGATCACGCCTTAGAGAGTGAATACTTTAAGGGGAAACCCCCAATGATATGGAAAAAATCTAATGACGAAAGCGGTAGTTGACATAGAGACAGATAGTCTTGATGCTACAAAGATACATTGCATAGTTGCTAAACATTATTACAGCAATCAAGAGCGTTGCTGGATAGGTGATGAATGCAAAGACTTTGCAAACTGGAGTAAAGGAATTAGTGAGTTTGTCATGCACAATGGCATTAGCTTTGATGCCCCTGTTCTTAACAGACTTACTGGTTCAAATATAAAATTAAACCAGATAAGAGATACACTTATTGAGTCTCAACTTTATAACCCTATACGAGATAGTGGTCATTCATTAGAAGCGTGGGGTCAACGACTTAACTTTAGTAAAGGAGATTTCAATGAGTTTACTGAGTACAGTGACAAAATGCTTGAGTATTGTAAGCGTGATGTTGAATTAACAAAAAGGTTATCAGTAAAGCTTGAAGAAGAAGGTAAAATCTTTTCTTCACAGGCATATGATATAGAAAGGCAGATCAGATCAATCATTGACAAACAACAACAA